ATCAGTAAACACGGTAAGTGGTGCGCCATTGGAAAGGTTGAACAATTCATTCAGCATGATTGGTTCGTCCATCATGTCATTGGATTTTGATAATGCCATTACAGGATTGAAAGGTGTTGCAGGTGCATTGCAGGATTTTAAAGTGAGTGATTTAACCAATGCCATCAAAGGTTTTGGTAGTGCATTAGGTGCAATTGGTAAAGCGTTACTAACTAATCCCATCTTTTTAATTGCAGGAAGCATTGCATTGATTGCAACAAATATGGATAAGGTATTTAAAGCCATTCCAGCTTTTGAAACTGCGTTGAAAGGAATTAGTCAAGTCGAGCGAGATATAGCAGCAGCGGTTGAAGCAAGGGCAGCAGCATCAAAAAAAGCGTATGACCAAAGCGCATTAGAGGTCAACGCAATGAAATTGCAAGGCAAAACTGAAAAGGAGATTGTTCAATACAGATTGACGCGTTTACAAACGTCAATTGCAGATGCTAAAGTTCAGTTAGAAACGGCCGTTCAACAAAGAGATTCACAACTCGCAGCGGCTAAACGCAATCGTGAAATTTTAGAGGGCATGTTGAAATTTTTACAAGCCCCACTGTATTTATTATTGAAGTCAATTGATACTATCGCAAATGCAATTCCCGGAATTAACACGAATTTAGCTGAAGGTTTAGTTGATTTAACTGCGAGTTTTATTGTTGATCCAGCGGAAGTTGAAAAGAATTTAGACGAAAACATTAGCAAACAACAAGACGCAATTAGACAGATGGAAAGCGATTACGCTGGCTATCAGATTCAATTGCGTGAGATGGATAAAGCAACGGCCGCGAAAAAAGCCGAAGAAACGGTTAAACGTGCAGATGAAGAAATTACATTTATTAAGTCAAAAGACGCGAAACAATTAGCATCGTCAATTGACAATACTAAATTGATTCTTGATACCCAGCACCAACTGAAGATGCAAGCTGCGCTTTTGGAGATTGCGATGGAAGATGAAAAAAGACAAAAGATTTATGAAGGTGAAAAAGCGTTAAATGAGCAAAAATATGAATTAGCAAAAGCGGCTATTGATGGCATGATGTCGCTTAATGAATTACTCACATCCGCAGGAATACTGAACGCGGAACAATCATTCAAAGTTGGCAAATCATTACAATTAGCACAGGCAACGATTAGCGCAATTACAGGAACTCAAAACGCATTTACAACGGCTTCTGCTTCACCCATTACAACGGCATTTCCAGGTTATCCATTCGTGATGGCAGGTATAGCAGCAGCAGCAGGAGCAGCGAACATTGCTAAAATTGCGTCAATGAGATTTAATAAAAATGGCAGTCCACCACCTTCACCAACTCCACCAAGCGGAGGCGGTGGCGGTGGAATGGGTGGAGGTTCAACAAATGCACCTGCGTTAGACCTTTCTTTTATCAATGGGCAAACAAATCAGCCACAACCGCTACAAACTTATGTCCTTGCAACAAACGTAAGTACAGCGCAAGAAGCCGAACAAAAAATAAAAGACCAATCACGAATAATTAAATAAAATGAACGAAGTAAAAGTAATTGAATACACCATTGATGATAGTGGTTATCTTGGTGTAAATTGTATTTCATTGGTAGATAAGCCAGCGATTGAAATTGATTTTGTCGCGTTGAAATCTGCAAAGAAAATGAACCATGCGGCAGTTGATGAAGGAGAGCGAAGAATGCTTTATGGTGCGGTTATGCTTCCAGAACAATTGATTTACCGCGTTGATTCTTTAGGCGGTGAATACTACGCTAAATACAGCGCGGAAACAATCAATAAAATCGCGCAAGAATATCTAAAAAGAAATATGCACCACAACTCAAATCTTCAACATGAGATTCCTATTACAGGATGCACGGTTGTTGAGAGTTGGATTAAAGAAGGTGAGCATGACAAGAGCCAAAACTTTGGATTCAATTTTCCTGATGGTACTTGGTGCATTGGAATGAAAGTAGATAACGATGAGGTTTGGCAATCAATAAAACAAGGTGATGTAAAAGGGTTTTCATTGGAAGGATTCTTCACTGAATTAAGCGATGAATATCTTGCCGAGCAAGAAATTGAAAAGATAATGAGAGAACTGACCACCGAGTTAAATTCGTGAGGTCGTATTTACCCGACAAACAAAAAGCCCCCTACGTTTAGGGGGTTTTTCGTACAAAGAAAACTAAACAAAACAAAAACAAAAACTAACTACAAAACAAAAGTAGGTGGAATGCTACATATATGTGAGAAAATAATTTTAACAATGAATAAAGTAAATCAAATTGTGAGCAAGTACGCAGATCGTTTGAAGTCATTTGGCATTAAGCTAAGTGCCGAAGGCGAGATTGAAAGTGCTGCTCCTGTAAAAATGTCCGTTGCAATTCTAAAAGATGGAACGGAAGTAAGTTCACCCGATGAAATGATCGCTGTTGGTAGTCCATTATTTGTAAAGGATGCCGAAGGTAATGATGTTCCTGCGCCAGATGGCAGACACGAAACTGCTGAAGGTAAATACATAGTTACCGTTGGTGGTGTTGTAACTGAAATCATGGAACCCGAAATGGAATCGGAAGAACCAACCAAAGAAGAACAAGCTGCATTTGATGGAGTGAGCAAAGAGGAATTTGAAGCTACCATTAATGCGTTGATTGAGCAATTCGAAAGCCGTATCAATTCCTTGACCGCTGAAAAAACTGAATTGTCTGCACAAGTGGAAAAGATGAGCAAACAACCTGCTACCGAAAGCGTGAAGAAGGTAAACACATTTGCAAAATCAGAGCCAATCAACTTGGCCAAAATGGATTCGAAAAATAGAATCTTCGCAATAATAAATAAATATAAATAAAAAAATAAAATGAGTTCTTTATCAATTACAAGCACCTACGCAGGTGAATTAGCGTTACCATATATCAACGCTGCGATTTTGTCTGGAGACACTTTGGCAAAAGGATATGTGACTTTAAAAGAAAATGTGAAATACAAAGCTGTATTGAAGAAGTTAGCCAATGGCGCGTCTTTGGTTCAAGCTGCTGCGTGTAATTTCACTGAACAAGGTACATTAACTTTGACTGAATCAGTTTTGCAGGTTGAAGATTTGATGACTAATCTTGAACTTTGTAAAAAGGAATTTGCTCAAGATTGGGAAGCTGCGCAAACAGGTCGTGGATTTATTAACGATGTTGTTCCTGCTAACTTCTCTGATTTCTTGATTGGTTACGCTGCTGCTAAAGTTGGAGAAACTATTGAGTTTACAATTTGGCAAGGTGATACTGGTGGAACTTATGATTCATTCGATGGATTTGAGAAAAAGTTGAAAGCTGGATTGAGTGGTTCTGCTGATCAAACTTGGGCTGCTACTTTGAGCGCATCAACTGTTATCGCTAACTTGAATGCGGTTATCAACGCACTTCCTGCCGCATTGATTGGAAGTCCAGATACTAAATTGTATATGAATCGTGCAACTGCTCAATTCTATCGCCAAGCGATTACTGCATTGGGTTATCTGCAAATGTATCAAGCAACTGATTCTTTCAACTTGCAATTCAACGGATATGACATTTATGTTTGTCCCGGAATGTCAACAGGAACTGTTGTAGCTGCTCAACCATCTAACTTATTTGTTGGTGTTGATGCTAACTCTGATTTTGCAGAAGTTAAAGTAGTTGATATGTCTTTGACTGATGCTTCTGACAATGTTCGTATGGCAATGAGATACCGTTGCGGTGTTCAAGTTGGTATATTGACTGACTGCGTAATCGGACATAACTAATATTAACCACATATAAAAGGGGAGTGGTTACGACTGCTCCCCATTTTTTTAAATAAACAATATAAAAATATGAGTTGTACAATAACCGCAGGATTTGGTTTACAATGCAAGGATGGCATTGGTGGAATCAAAAAAATATATTTGAATGCGCAAAGTGGATTCGCTGGTACATTAACCATTGATGGCCCAACTGAATTAGTTACAAATTGTTCAAGCACTGAAGATTTGTACGAATTTGTTTTGCCAAAATCAACAGGTAGCTTCACCGAAGAAGTGGCATCAAGCGTTGAGAATGGAACGATTTTCTATACACAAACAGTTACCGCATCATTCCACAAATTAAGCGCACCACGAAGAAAGCAATTGGAGTTAATCGCTCAAAATCGTTTGTTTGTTATTGTATTAGATAACAACGATAATTATTGGGTGGTAGGTTATGAGGATGGCGCGGAAGTAACCGCAGCATCAACCATGACAGGAACTGCGAAGGGTGACATGAACGGATATAATATCACACTTACTTCCGATTCAAAGCACAAAGCATATCGAATTGAAGATGGTGTATTTGCTACTGACTTTACCGTCATAGCTGCAACCATTTAATAAATTTGCAGAGTGAATTACCTGCAATCTAATACCGCATCTCAAACTCTCCTGCTATCACTTAAGCAGGGGAGTTTACTTTTTTCAACAACTTACACCGATTATTTATTGGTGTTACAAAATGAACTAACTTCGGAATTGTTATACGTGATTCCAACAATTATAGATGAGAACGAAAGGATTACAACTTTGGGGATTAGTACGAATGATGATGATCCAACTAACGCATCGATTCTCGTCACTCATGGTGGCCGTTGGAATTTTATTGTTTACGGTCAAAATTCAAATACTAACTTGGATCCTACTGACGCTGTGGTGGTCGGTGAAATTGAAAGAGGTTTTGTTCAATTCAGTTCGCTCATTGATTACTACGACCAACCAACATTAACAATCCCATCTGATATTGAATACAATGCCTAATATAGTTGACGAAATAAAACAACGCATAGGAGCAACGCAAATTGAGTTGTCCAAATATGTAAAGATTCAACCTATTGAAGTTGAAGATAGGAAGGGATTTGTAAGTTATGGTGAAGGGAATACATTTCCGCAATATCTGATTGAACTATACAACGAATCGCCTGTTCATGGAAGCATTGTGAACTCAATTGCGTTCATGATAGCTGGGCAAGATTTCGTATCAACAAGTGCAGAGGCATCAACTGAAATTGCACGATTGCAATTAGATAAGATAAGACATTCCACCGCGTTAGATTTAAAGCTACATGGCGGTTTTTATTGGGAGGTGATATGGTCAATGGACAGAAGCACCATTGCGCAAATTAATCATCTTCCATTCGAGAATTGTCGTTTGTGTGTCAGTGATGACAATGACGATATTAGTGGTATTTATTACTCGCGTGATTGGAACGATAGCAGAAAGAAGAAAAATATACCTTCGTATATTCCAATGTTCAACCCTGACTATAAGGATGAATATCCAAAACAAGTGTTATTCGTTCATTCGATTGTTCCAGGTAGCGAATACTATCCAAAACCCGATTACATCAGTGCAGTAAACAACATCGAGTTAACGCGTCAGATTAGTGAATATCAAGTTAATTTGATATTGAATGGTTTCTTCCCATCATTGATTAATTCTTTTAA